CACTACATCCTGTAGTGTCAAGTTTGGCTCCACCTATACTTTTAGAAAAAGTATAACAAAATTTTTGGCTCCGCAACGGCTTAAGCTTCGCGGAAGTCCCTTTTGACCTTTCTAAAAGGTGGATATTGTTTTGCTCCACTTTTGAAAAAGTGGATTTGGCTCCACCTTTCTAAAAGGTGGATAAGGTGGAACAATGACTCCATTCAAAATTATCAAAAATATAATCTAAGCCGTCTCCATTGTTGGGGTTAATTGCAATATAATATTCCCAATTGGTAATGATGCCATCTCCATCGGTGTCGGCGAATTCGGAAAATCCATCTAGCAAAGGTAAAGACGCTGGCAACACCGAATCTGTTGCATCATGCCCAACACATGTATACGCTTCAGGCCAATACGCATTCTCATTTTCTTCTAATGAAAAATATGAAAATGAATACCATGTTTCTTTTGAACCATCGGGTGTAGGCCATTTATACACAGGCACACCTCCATAATTGACATTACCTTCTACTCTTTTAGCCGCTAATAATCTCTCTAATGTTGGATGTATAACCCAAAATAATATATCTATTGGTGAGGAAGATTCCAACATTTCGCCTTCTACAGATGACATGGTGCTCAACATATAAACCATATCAATGATAAACTCTTCTGGAAATATTTTGTTAAAAACTTGTTGACTATGACCCGATAAAATACAATCATACACATTTTCCCAATCGGTAGTGCCATTGACTAATGATTCTACTTGACAGTTACATTCTTGCGTTTCATCACAATTCTCTGGACAAACCAACAAATTGGGCGTTCCATCTCTAGAACACATGTGCGAACGCCATAGCGATTTATAAACATGAAAATATTCACCCATAACCATATTTTCCAACATTGTTCTTCTAGGACCTTGAGTCCCCCATTCCCATTCATCCATGCTGTAACCGTGCTTCATGATTTCATCTGGCGTCATGTCTGCGTCCAATAAATACGACCAAGTATCGGTAAAATTTTTATAGGTATCTACGCATTCTCCGCCCATTCCTCCTAATTGAACATGAACTGTTCCGTGTCCATCATTTGGCGATAATATTTGAAAATCGGTCAAAGTGGTGACATTTATAATATCAAAATGTGTTTGACAACTGGGAATTCGTTTATTTTTTGCTTCTACACCGCAAATATCAAATAAATGTCTTACCGCATATTCATCGTTATTATTATTCCAATAAGACCTTATATATCCATAAGAATTAGGCGACACAATAGATGTATTTGACACCTTTGGCATTTTTGCAAACGCGAATTTAGAGTCTTGAACATGTCCGTTTTCATCTGTGCTACCAAACCATTTATCATTTAAAAAAGGAGTCACTTCTAAAAAATGCGACGGACTTTCTCCGGCATCCTCAATTTGTTGTCCCTCTATTGTGAAATCCCAATAAGGTAAGGTTACCGAGGGATCAATTGCTCTTAATGCGGCTTCAAAAGTTTGCGTAATTGCAAAATGATGTGTAAAAAACCCACTTCCTTCATGAAATTGATCGCATTTAATATCATTTGAGGCTAGGGCATGTTCTTCCACCAATTCATTTATTCCAGTAAATTTGTCTCCGTATTTCTCGCGACCTTCACTGGTAGTATATTTCCATATTTTAGCTGCGGCATGTAAAAATTTATGGCGATCATCATTTGTTAGCGAGCGTAATTCTCTCTTTACATATTTCACAATAATAGGTATAGTGTTAGTTACAATCGTTTCATTGTTGGAATTCAATCCACTTAAATAAATGTAATATTCACCAGGCTCTGTAAAAACGATTTCTATAGAATTCCCCCAATATTCATCTATACTATCTTCTAATTGCCATTTCCATTGAATATTGGTAAGAGAATCTATTGTAAGAGAATCTATTGTAAGAGAATCCATTGTAAGAGAATCCGTTTCAAATGTATCATTTATCTCAATAGTAGTCGTTTTATAAGGTTCGGCTAAATATTTATTTGTTAACCAGTTATAGCCAGTTCCATTGTATGTTCCGTATTCATTGGATACTATTATACTGATATTTTTATCATATAACGTAGCTGTAAATGTATTATCGTCATCTTTAAACAAAGATTTGTTATTTATTATATAACTACTCTCGCTACTAGAATCATTATTTTTTTTATATATCGTGTATAATGTCCCAGAAACAGTGAACATAAATATTACAAAAACGAAACACACAAAAACTCTGATTTTAAACAAATAAACAAGGTGATGTTCGTTGGCCATATCTACTGATAAATTTTCTTCCATATTGGAGAGAGCAACGTCAATAACATTGTTATAAATTGTATTGTAATTCTTTTTCTCAACCTCCTTTTCTTTTTCATCTTCATCATCAATCATCCAATAATCCGGCTCAGCTTTATATCTACGAAATGCCGACATGTGATTTACCTATATAAATGATATAAAATATTTTTATGTAATATTTACTATATATTTATTGATTTGTAAAAAAATTGAATGCTTTTGGTATTTATTATAATATTATATCAAATACTAAAATGCTAACTAGAAGTCAAACGAAGTCACAATTAAAAAAGGCGGAGCCAAAATATGAAGACACCCCTTTATTAAAGGTGGAAATTGATTTTGACGAAGCCAGTGCGGCTTGGAAAGCAAATAAAAAAAGTATAGGTAATGGTTCTTATAAATATATTTGTTGCGCAGATAAAAATGGTAAAAAATGCGGCGTTGCCTGTGTAATCGGTGAACTCTATTGTAGATCACATTGTAAATCTTTACGAAAGTAATTAGTTGAGTTTATCCTAATTCGCAAATACTCATACGTAGATTAGTTAATATATATTTTAAATTCTTATTAGAAATTTGATTTGGTGTGTTTTTATTGTTCTTTTTTATATTTTTTTGTATATTCTCAAAAAACTCTTCGGTATCATTCACTCCCGTCAAAAAACTCGTTGTCTTATAATTTTTTCTTATGAAATTACAATACTCCTTTTGATTTGATAATGTCTTTTTAAATTGTAAGAGAGAAAAATTGTTGGTTTTACACCAAGAAAAAAAACCTTGATAGTTATTTAACAATATAGTTTTAATCACATAATAGGATAACACATTTGTTTTTTCTTTATATAAATTCTCTCTAAGTATGGCGGCAGATTTTGTCTTAGAATATAAATCATTATAGGATAAACCCATAAAATCTAGCGTCTTGACCATTTGAAAAAAACTATATGTTATCTCAAAGTTAATAAAGTGAACTGAATTAGAGAGAAACTCGTCAACCCGTGACTTATCTTTTAATGAAAAAAAACTACAAAATAAAGCATTCATCATTTCGGCCCAAAATTCAGTGTATGATTCGTAGAGGTTTACACTAGAGTTTACTTTAAAAATCTCCAATATACAGCCATGCACATCGGTGTTGTTCATATCCGAAAAATCCAGCGCAAAATTGTGAAATGTTTCATGAATAAACACTTTGAACCATTCTTCCTTTCTAAATACAACTATTTCAGAATCCTTTGGACATGTAGTAGTAAATGCGGTGTTTACATTTGTTTCGTCTAATATAAAAATATTTGAACTAGGAAGGTTTTTCTCTAGTGATGTGAAATAAAAATAAATCACTAGATTTTCAGCACATTGTTTAGATGCGTATTGGTTTAATATATGGAGCCACATAATGATAGGGTCTATATGCTTGTTAAAGGCTTCTAATTTTAACTCTACATTGGAGTCTTCTACTATAAAATGAACTTTAATATCGCGCCCATGGAGAGAAAAACTGTAGGTTAATTCGGACATGGTTAGTTCGTCTATGTGTTTTCTTACGATTTCTGGGAAGCTTTTTGAATTAAAATTTTTTGGTTTAGAAATTTGGGTAGCAGTCAAAATTTTTTTAGTGACAACTGTAAAATATGGACCCTTTTGCTTAAGAGAATTTAAATAATTATATGCGTTAAAAATGTCGTTATATAAATCGGTGATGATGCCCTCTGTATGTTTGGTTTGCGATTTGTTATTAATATGTTTATTTTTCGTAAAAAATAACATAAGTTGTTTACTATTTTTCGATAGTTTCATTCTTATTATATTAGTGTATTTATTTTTTAATATTTTTATTCATTTCTTAATATATTATAATATAAATATGTCTATGGCAAAAGAAAATATAAAAAATACCGAAGAAAGCGAATCTAACCAAAAATCTAATCCATTACTAGAAAAGAAGTTTTTTAGCAAATATGATAAATATTATGCCAATACAGAAGTGATACCTGCTACCAAAATAACAAATTATATGAAAAAATATTATAATGCCTATAAAGTATTTTCAGAAGAATGTGAACAAAGAAAAGCGTCAGACCCCACTTATGTAAATCCAATCAAAAATTTGGATAGTTATTTTGATACGAAAGATATTATTATAAACAATGGTTCCAGACAATTTACTTTTGAATCATCCTCTATAGAAAAAAACCCAGATATGTCCCTTTACAAACTACTAGCTTATTCATATTATGTCAAATCTAGAAAAGCATTTGAGGATAATAACTATTTAGAAAATTTAAAATACATAATAGGTAAGGATGTGAATCGTGAAAAAAAAACCATAAATGGTGTATATTATGACGGAACCGAATTTGGAGGTGATTCAACGGATAAATACAAAATAACTGACGCGTTTTACAAATTGCTAATATCCTATTTTCAATCAAATGGAGGCGTTATAGATTATAACACAATCAATATGATTGCTCTATTGTCGGCACAAAGTATACAAAATTTTATAAGCGATTTGTTTCTTTATAAGATACGATTTTTAGTTAGACCAGAAGACTGTTCGCCATTTCACATAAATAAAAATTATGAAATATTGATAAAACCAGAAAGTAAAACGATGGAGTATAATTATAGCGCGGAATTAACCATATCTAAAGATAGATTAAATGGACAGTTCATGGACCCCGAATATCCGTGTGGTAATATAGAAGCCAAACTTCTTTTTGATTTAACAAATGATAATTA